AATTATCGGCGGCGTGTATGCCGATATACGAAAAGGGCATAACAGGCATTCTGGGTGATAACAGCAGCATTGCCGATATAATCAACGAACAGCCTACCACAGCCGTGCAGGAGGTAAAGCATGGAACATGGGAGAATACAAACACCCCTAATCAGCTTAGATGCAGTAATTGTGAAATCATTCACTTTATAGCTCAGTACCCACACGGTGAAATAAATTACTGCCCTAACTGCGGGGCTAGACTGAAAAGGTGATAACAATGCGTAAGAGATACAGAGAGGAGAGAGCCTATGGAAAGAAACGACCCTATGACCATGTCACGCCTGAAAGCCTACCGCAGGAACGCCTCAGCCATTGAGGACATCAAGGCAGAGCTTTCAGGCAAGTACGTTGCCGACAGTATCAGCGTATGCACTCCGCCGTCCTACACACCACACAGCTCACGCATAGACGGCTTTCTACCAAGCGGTGATACACTTTCACTGCTGTGTGAGCAGGCACGGTTAGAGCGTGAGCAGAGGACTGTGGAGGAATTTATCAAGGGGATAGAGGACTATCAGACACGGCGAATGTTCGTGCTGAAATTCATCAAGGGTAAGACGTACTTGCAGATAGCTATGCAGGTGAGTGGTGGGAGAATTACAGAGGACGCAGTTGAAAAGAAGATAAAAAGATATATTTCAAAAAAATCTTGATTTGTCGGTTTTGTCGGTTTTTCCTATGTTATAATTTAAACTGAGGAAAGTGTAGATG